CACTAGGATCTTCATTACGTTTAGAACAATGGTTGCCAAGACCAATGTAACGATGTTTAGATGTCCATTGAATTAAACCATAACCACCACGAAGGCATCTATCATAAGGAACGATAGCACCACCCTCGCATACGTTAGGTTTAAAATTAGACTCTTGTTGGATGTTACCCAGAATGACTGCTAGTGCTGTACGGTCTTTCACACCAGCAGAAGTCTGTAGTTGTTCTAGAACGTACTGCTGAGGTGCAGTACATTGTGGGCATTCAATCATTTTTTCTTAGCAGTTTTGGCAGCACGTTTAAAGTTGGCAGCAGTAGGAGCACCTTTGCTTCCTGGCTTGCGCATCTTCTCACCTGAACCTTTTGCGATACGCATTTTCTTTGCGTGGATGTTAGCGTAGAGACCTTGTTTAGCCATTACCATACTCCAGGGATAATTTGACCAGTTAGTGCATACGCTCCTAGCGCTGCCATCACACCTAGCATAGCCAGGCGACCGTTTAGCATTTCAGCTTTTTCGTTATGTGTCACAGTATAGTCTTTGTCAGTGTACATGGTGGGTTCTTTAGCAAAAAGGTTTTGTTGTCCGTGTTCGTTGGTGGTAACAGTCATTAGAATGCGATGTCAGAGTTTTCTAGTTTACGCATAATGTCTGATCTATAGGCAGGATCTTTATCATAACGTGGGTCTGACATAGCTTGTACAAGTTCAGCCTGACTACGGAATGCATCATTCTTTTGATTAGAACCTTTACCTGTCAACAGTTGACCTTCTTTACCTACAGAATCCGTATATTTACTATACAATGATTGTACTGCAAAGAAGATTGCACTGGGATTACCATCTGCCATAACAGAATCATACATTTTAACCTCTTCTTTAGAAAGAGAGTCTCCAGCCCAATTAACCATTGATTTATAAGCTTGTTTACCGCCAACCATTTCAAACAATTGTTCAGCTTGTTGTTCAGAAAGAACTTCTTTGCTAGATTCTTCTTGCTCTTCTTGATTGTCTAGTACTTCTTCAGGGGCTTCTTCTTGCTTCCCTTCTTCACTGGTTTCGGATTCATTTCTTGGTTGTCCTAGTTTACTTTGTAGTTCAAGGTAAGCTTGTTCTAGTGCTTGTGGATCTGAAAACTTACCTGCAAGTAGTTGTGGTTCTCCTGAAATAGATTCTGCTACTTCAAGAGAATTCTGCTCATCAGCATTAAATTCAGGCTGATCAGCAGGTGTTTCATTCATTGTTAAAACTTCTGACATATTATTGTGGTGGTGGTGGTTGTTGTTGCATCATTTGAGCTGATGCTTGTTCGCGTTTTTGCTCTACTGAAGCTAGTTGACCAGCTTGTTGAGCCATCATCATTTGTTGCTGTTGTTGAGCAGCAGCTTGTTGTTCTTGCTGAATCTCTTGCATACTCTTAACAAGATTCAATACATCAATACCTGATGATGCAGCCAAACGTTTGACAACTTCTTCAGGATTAATGTATTCTTGAATAGCTTGTGGTCCCATTGTTTGCGCAATAACAGTAAGGAACTGTGAAAGGCTTTCACGATCTTGACCACGACCAAGTGCATTAATACCAGCTACAATAGTAGGCTTAACAATGTCACCTTTAGGTAGACGTGGAATCTCACCTGTCTTTTGTGCAACAGACAATTTACGATTCAAATAAGGTACAAGAAATTCAACAGTAAGTAAACTAAATAGTCCACCTAATTGTTGTTCTAGTTCTAGCTGTGTCATCCGTACTTCTTCAGCAGTAGTACGCTCACTATTCCTTACATTAAGAATAAGGAATGCATCACTAATTCGTTGTGATAAACCTCCTACCATTTGATAAGCAGTTTGAAAGTCAGCCGTTTTACCAACTTGTATTACACCAATATCATCAGGTCTACCCTGAATGATTGCACCATTACCTGCTTGTGCAAGTGTCTGAGGCTTGGTTGTACTGGAGGGTGAAACGGTAAACACTACCTTAGCAGCAGCTGCACTACCTTCTACAAGAGCTTGTGACAGAGCTTCAAGTGACTTCAAATCACCCATGAATTCTTCGACACGTCCGCGTCCATATGCTTCACCATCAACATGGTTAAACCTAAGTGGAAGCCAAGGGTTAGAATCAACAGGAGCTTTACCCATTGATTTAGGAAGGATCTCATTATAAACTTCTTGATGCCAAACCCATCTGTTGTTGTCTAGAATTACGTGAGTATAAATGTCACATTCATCAGTTGAATTGTCATCTACATTTTCCCAGTTGTTTTTTGAATCAAATGATGGATAATTTTTTTTGAGTAATTTTTTAGAGATTGTTTCTTTTGTTACAATTTCAATAACATTACCACTACCATCTCTATCTACAACATAACGGTTCAAAGGATATAGTTTAAGACCATCCTTTCCCATATAGATAAGAGCATTACCAGCAACGACTAAATGCTTTAGTGCTTGATGAACAACAACACGATCTGTAGAAGCCGCAATGGATTCCATGATAGTTCGTTCAACTTTAGCAAACGACAAGTCAAGTTCTGATCTAATTTCTGGTCCTAGTTCTCCGGGAATATTAATATCATTAACCTGTAGCTTAAAGAAGCTGGTTTGTGGTGGTAGTAAAGCAAGCATTAGTTTACTTGCAAGCGTCACCACACCTTTAGCTCCTACACTTTGCCACGGTGTAATGAGATTACGTGCACCTTTGTGATATGTTTCTTCTCCACGGATTAGATAAGGAAGAGTTAGATCTGCTGCTTGTCTAGCAGTATTTAGAAACTGGGAGCGGTCCGAAGACAATCTCTCATAACGTGATTGAGCAGTCATTATACATTAATACCTAAACTAGAAGTAGCAGCTACTGTTGGTGACAATCCTGTTGAAACTTGGGGTTTAATTTGTAAAGGTCTACGTTTAAATGCACTTGTACCACCTTGTGAACCAGGTAAATTAGAAACACTTTGAAGTTGCAATTCAGCTGTTCTACTGCCAGCAAGTTGATTTTGTTGTGCAGTCCTACTAGCAATTTCTAATTGTTTCAAACGTTCCTCTTGTTCTCTAGCTAATCGTTCTTGTTCAGCTTTAGACTCAGCAGCTATCCTATCTAATTCTTGTTGCCTTTGAGCTTCTTCAGCTGCCCTTTGGCTTTCTAGCTGTGCACCCGCAGAAACCTGTTCATAAATACCACCAGGTACACCAGGTTGTTGTTGTGGATTTAAGGTTGTTGGATTAGCATCCAAAAATTCTAGAATCTCTTGATCTGAAAAACCAGCCGATCTATTAGCAGCAAGATCTGCATCGCCAAATTGACTAAGACCTTTTTCTTCACTTGTAGCAAGTGCGGGATTATAATATTCAGTACTTACTCCCATTAATTTTCATCCATATATTGAATGACCCACTCAACGACACTACGTTGACCAGACCTATACATAATTTTTTCCATTGTATCTTCAGGGTTAGGGTTTACTGGTGGGAAGGATTCATTTAACTTAGACAACATAGCATTAGCTGTCATGCCACGAACATCAAGTAAATTTAAGTCAGGCATATTGTGGAAGGTTTACATTACTATGTTCAAAGAATGCAGGCATTCTAGCAGCTTTAGTATCAGAAAGCTCAGGTGCTTTACCTTCATACATTAAACGATCACTAGAATCCAGCCAAAATTTTTTGTCCAAATATTTATCGGTATTGCTACCCAAAGGTTGCATTACCCAATTGATAGTTGCCTTGCGGAGTTTATCAAGACTAGGGCTGACAGTAAGCCCCAGCTCCCGACAAACAAGGCTATTGGCAGCAACGTGAATTTGTTCATCTCTACTTATATCCGCACTAACTGTTCGCATTCCAGCATCACCATTAAAGCGAAAGAATGGTAGAAGAACGAAGAAAATTGCACGTTCGGCAACCATTGCTTTGAGGATTGTATGATCTGGATGCGAAGTCCAAGCTTCCCTGAGCCTGAGAGCTTCCGATTCAGCTTTTTTGTCAACACCGTAAGCATTGGCAATGTAACCAAGTGCCAGGTCGTGATTTTCCTCGTCGGTGACATTTGATTCCAATAACTCCCGCGATAGTTTTGGTACGTCGGTAGCCAATCCATCACGGATAAAACCTCCCACAGGTAGTTCCAAATTCCTTAAGGCAAGAGCACGGAGTATCGCCTCTTCCGCGCCCTCTCTGCATGTACCAGCAGTTGTCTGAACTGGTGTCCATTTTCTTTTTCTGTTTAGTAGTTTCTCGTAAGGGTTCATTGTTCAAGGTAAGCAATAGCGTTTTTCATTGATTCGATGTTGTCTCGGAAGAAGCCAAGTCCCTTATTACAGGGTTGGCAAATAAGTCCACGCACTTTTCCAGTGCTGTGATCGTGGTCAATTACGAGAGGTTCTTCGCTACCGCAGATCGGACAATGTGGAGTAGCCTCGGCCATCTCCTGATATTCAGTTGTACTTAAACCGTATCTTTTTTCAAGCCTGTACTGTTTTAGTTCTTCGGTTTTTCGTTGTTTGTACGCTTTATTGTAAGAGCTGTGACACGGCTTGCAACGATAAGACTTCCCATCAGGATAGCGTTTATCGTTAGGGAAGTTATCTATAGAATGTTCTTCCTTGCATGTCCCACAAACCTTACTCCGCGCAGTCGCAGCTAGGTCCATTAGATTCAAGTTTTGATTCATTTAATAGTGAAGCTAAATAATCATCCACTTCTGCTTCTTCCAATGCAGCATATGCATCTGATTTATCTTGGGTATCACCCATGATTTGTAGTGAATAATAGAGGCTTGTTTGCGGAGACCGTAGCCACTCTTCGACGAATGCATTATCGTAGGTTACAGAATCACTCCAAGAGTTGAAACTATATCCATGAAGAAGTCCTGTAGCGTCTAGC